ACTATTCCTACAATCAACTTTACCTCAGCAACAGACATAGACCACGAGGAGATATGAGTATAAACATTTCAGATAAGTACACTCCTTTGTTCAATAGACCTGAGGGTGTAGATACATACATCATTACAGGAGGAAGATTCAGTCAGAAGACATTCGCTACTTCATTGAGTGCATTGACCGCTGTCCTACAGAAAGGGCATAGGATTATGTACTCTAGATTCACTAACGCATCTCTTAAGGATTCTATCTTTGCTGAGGTTGAGGATAGGATTGAGATGATGGGCTTGGAGTCTTCCTTCGATGTACAACAGAACAGGATTGATTCTAAGGTTAATAACGGGAAGATAGTATTCAAGGGATTGAAGAGTGGTAGTGGACAACAGACAGCAGCTCTAAAGGGATTGAGTGACTTCTCTATGCTTATACTAGATGAGGCAGAGGAGATGATTGATGAGGCTATCTATGATAAGATATCTCTATCTATTAGAGGGAACGGAGTACACTCAGAAGAGCCTAACGTGAAGGTGCTTATACTAAACCCTACTACTAAGGAACACTTCATATACAAGAAGTACTTTCAAGCTAGAGGTATTCAAGAAGGCTTCAACGGGGTTAAGAACAACGTGTGCTATATACATACATCTTACTTCGATTGCCTTGAGTTCGTGCCTAAGGGAACGCTACAATACTTTGATGATATGAAGGAGGATAATCCTCAGAAGTACAATCACGTTATTATGGGTGGTTGGCTTGATAAGGCAGAAGGATGTGTATATACCAATTGGGAGTTTGGAGAATTCAACCCTGATGGATTACAGATTATCTATGGGCAGGATTACGGATTCAGAGACCCTACTACTTTGGTGGGTGTGGCGATAGATAAGAGAAGGAAAGTAATCTACGTTAAGGAGGAGCTGTTCAAGAGTGGATTAACTAACTCAGAGATAGCTAAGATTAACCTGTCAGTATGTGGCAGAAACCTCATCATAGGAGATTCAGCATCAGCAGGTATCATCAATGAGATAAGAAGGATGGGATGTAATGTAGTAGGAGCAAAGAAGGGAGCAGGGAGTATAGAAGCAGGTGTTGCTTTACTACAAGACTACAAGCTTATCATTGAGCCTGAGAGTAGTAACCTAGCTAATGAATTGAACAATTATGTATATACTGATAAAGGAGCAAACTTATTCTGTACGATGTTTGACCACAGTTTAGATGCACTGAGATACGTTGCATTGTATGCATTAGGAAGTACAGGTAAAATTGAAATAAGATAAACTATGAGAACACTAACAACACTATTGATTGGATTACTATTAGTTAACTGCACAACTCCTGTTGAGCCTGTATACACATACTCTATAAGCAAGGAGTTACAACCCTATGTGAGAGAGGTATTAACAACCTTAGAATTCCACAACATTGAATTCAAGAAGCAATCATTCATTGTAGTGTTTGACGCAGATATAATGCGAACTAATTTAGTAGGTCAGGCTAAAGGTATGGATAATGATAGCTTAGTATATGTGATAATTAACCCTAATCTTTGGGGTAAGCTAACTGTAAAGGAAAGAAGGCATTTAATATTTCACGAACTAGCACACGACATATTTAACACAGAGCATACCTTTGATGTAGAGTTAATGAAGCCTTCTATGCCTAGCCATTCACAATCTTATTATATGGATATCAACAAAGAGATAAGGTTATTGATGGAGCATATCAAAGAAACAAAACATTAGGGACATTATTCTAATTTAATCGTTATAATAGTATGACAATATCACTACCTGAATCTATAGCAGACATTACTCTACAGCAGAGTATACAACTAGACAAGCTCAATGCAAAGAGAGACACTCTAGATGATATGTCTTTTATTAAGAGATTCCTAGTAATATTCACAGGGATGAAGTACAGAGATATCTCCAACGTCAATGTGGATGATTTCAATATGATGTTTGCTCAAGTGACTAAAGCATTAGAGACTGAGAGTCCATTCCAAGATAGGTTTGAACTAGATGGTGTTGAGTATGGCTTTGTGCCTAACTTAGATGAGATAACTATAGGAGAGTATATAGACCTCAGCAACTATGGTAACAGCTTAGAGACAATGAACAAGGTAATGGCAGTGTTGTTTAGACCTGTGATAAAGACTGATGTATTTGGAAGCTATGAGATTGCTGCCTATGATGGCACAAAGGATAGAGCTGAGGTAATGAAGCAAGCTCCAATGAACATCGTAAGTGGTATGTTGGTTTTTTTTTGCAGTTTATCGAAGGAGTTAAGAAGTCATATCCTGAAATCTACTCTAGCAATGGAGGAACAGAAAAGCAAAGCTTAGACTACTTTGAGAAGTGGGGTTGGTATGCAACTATTGATATGATAACAGGTGGAGATATACTCAAGATGGATGAGACGCTTCTGATAAAGGTCTTTCCATTCCACAACTTCCTAGCACATAAGCTAGATAAGCAGAAGATGGAAGCAACAATAAGGCAAGGTAATAACGTAACACAATTATAATGAACGCATACACACAACTACTAAGACATATTAAGGAGATGGCAGAGGAAGATGACTACATAACAACCATACTGCACAGACTACCTGAAGACTTTGATTGGGAGAAGGGGAACATCTTTCCTATATTGAACATTAGTGCATTAGCAGGTACGTTCACATCAACCTCAACAATACAATTCGATGTTACAATAACGTGTGTGGATAAGAGAGATATAAACAAGGATGATGTCAATGATAAGTTTTGGAGCAATGACAATGAGGTAGATAATCACAATGCTACTCTGTCACATATCTCACACTTATGGACTAAGCTAAACAGAGACTACTCAAGAGAGAATATCACAGCCTCAGAGAATCCTAACCTTACTCAGATTGAATTCGAAGGAATGAATCTAATGGATGGTTGGAGCATTACATTTCAGGTTGAGATGCCAATGAACGTAAGCTTATGCTAAAGGATGTATTTGATGAGTTTGGTCGTAAGGTCTTAAGGGATGCTAGGCTTAACTTAAAGAGAGTTAAGAAAGGCAACAGTAGTCTCTATAAGAATCTTAAGTACAAGACTGAGAAGAACTCTATTGTCTTTACTCTTCCTGATTATTGGGAGTATGTAGATGCAGGGGTTAAGGGTGTTGGAGGAAGCAAAGCAGATGGCTCTAGGTGGAAGACTAAGAAGGTAACCAATAGCAAGTTCAAGTACAGAGATAAGATGCCTCCTTTAATGGCATTCAATGGTTGGACTATAAAAAAGAGAATAGCTCCAAGAAGCAAGAGCGGTCAGTTCACATCTAGGAAGAGCTTGTTGTTTGCAATCTCTAAGAGTGTGTATCACACAGGTATAGCAACCACAGATTTCTTTACTGAGCCTGTAGACACTAATATACTTCTATTAGCTCCTAAGATGGCAGAAGAGATGGTTTTAGATATGATTGACAAGATAGATTTTAATAGTGATAATATAACAATACAATAATGATAAGAGCATTAAGCCCATACTATATAGACACAGACTTGGTCTATGGAGGAGTAACCTGTGAGAGGTTTACATTGACAGTACAGATTTGGGATGGAGCAAAGGCTTCTCCTGATTCTACTAATGAGTATAAGATAACGTATGAGAATACTCTAGGCTCAACAGGAAGCCATAAGATAAACATCAGCTCAATGATTCAGGACTATGTTGAGTTTAATGTTCCTACGTCATTCTCAGTTGTAGCAGGTACTACAGTAAAGATGGGTAACAATCAAGCTTGGGTATATACCTATATTGAATATGATGGAGGCACTACTAAGTATGATGAGGCTACTGACTTAATGTCTTTAGGATACACATACGGAGATGAAGGAGAGAACTACACTACAGTGACAGCTAACTTCTTATTACCTGTTATGGATTACAAGATAAACAGAAACGGAGTCTTTATCAATCCGTTTCTAGCAGATGAAGATGACGCAGAGGATATCACTATATCGATGGATGGAGGAGCAACAGCATTTACCTCAACAGTTCTAGCAACTACCGACAGCTCAGAGATGGTGCAATACTTGTGGATTGATATGAACAACGACTTCCTGACTGCTAATCAGTATATCAGTGTAACCTTCAAAGGAACTACAATAGACTTGGATATATATGAGGAAGCAAGATATACTCCAATGGATATAATGTTCCAAAACAAAGATGGAGGGATGCAGACATTCACATTCTTTAAGGATAGAAAGGAAGAGACTACTATCACGGATTCAATCTATGAGAGTAACAGAGGGCAGGGCTCTCAAGGATACCACCAATTCCTAAGATACAACGTACAAGCTAGAAACTCAGTAAGTGCATCAACAGGATTCATACACGAGAGAGAGAATGAGATTGTACAACAGCTAATGTACTCAAGAAGAACGTGGATATATGACCCTGCAAAGCAGATATACAGAGCCGTGATTGTAAAGGATACTTCAAAGCAATTTAAGACTCAGCTTACAGATAGATTAATCAATTACACAATGAAGTTTGAGTACGGATACAACCAAATAAACAACATATAATATGGTTAACATATATATACAAGGACAATTACTAGACCAATATGATGATGAGGTTATTGAAATCACATCATCTGTGTTAGATGTGAGCGACCTTACAAAGAACACAGGAGACTTCTCCAAGACTTTCACGATACCTGCTAGCCCAACTAACAATAAACACTTTCAGCATTGGTATAACGCTTCTATTGATGACGGCTTTGATGCTAGAACTAAGGTAGATGGTCACATTGATATTGATGGAGTGCCATTCAAGACAGGTAAGTGGAGATTGTCAGAGGCTATCTTTAAGGATGGTTTGATTGATGGATATATAATTAACTTCTTTGGTAACTTACCTAACATAAAGGACACCTTAGGAGATGACTTGCTTAGTGATATCAACTTTGTGAAGCACGACCACGAATGGAACGGAGCAAACATAATGGAAGGATTGACAGGAGACCTCAACTCAACTACACACACGCAGAGAGAAGTAGTATACACTCCAATGTCAAACAAGAGATACTTCTATAATAGTAATTCGTTTGCATCTCCTGACTTTAATGATGAGAACATAAACATAGCAGGAGCAGGAACAGGAACAGGGATAGTTTGGAATGACCTTAGACCTAGTATAAAAGCTAAGACTATTATTGATAACATACAACATAAGTATGGAGCAGGAACAAAGCAAGTTGTAAAGATTAAAGTTTTGTCTAGACCTTTAGTAGCAGGAAGTGTAGCTATCACACTCAATGGTGTTGAGAAGAGCTTCAGCATATCTGCTCTTGCATCAGCATCATTAGCAGCAGCCTATATATCAACACAGATTGGGATTGAATTCAGTGGACAAGTTACCACCTCATCTGCTAGTGATATTGTAACCATTACATCTGTAGAGATGGAGCAGGAGTTTAACCCTAGTTACGAGCTTACTAATACAGGTATGGAGTTTGACGTATACGTTGATGAGGTTGGAGCATTCCCTTATGAAAACCCTATTGTATTTTCAAATGACTTCTTTCAGACTTCAGAGTTCGAGCAGATGTATCTATGGTTAAAGAGAGATGATGATGAAGATATAGGACTAACAGAGAATGTTGTTAGATGGACAGGAGGAAT